AGCCGTCTGCCATCAGACGACGGTGTAGCTGAACGCCGGGCTGGCACCGTTCGGCGTGGTCACGATGACATCCTTCGCGCCAGCGGTGACACCGGCGGGGATCGTCGCCAGCACCGTGCCGTCGTTCGCAACCGACTTTACCGTCGCCGCGGTGCCGCCCACGGTCACCGCGGTCATGCCGGTGAAGTTGGCGCCCTGGATGACCATGACGCCGCCGACCGACAGACCGGCCGGGGTCACGTTCCAGATCACCGGGTCAGGGGTTGTGTCCGCACCGACCCACGCCTCACGGAAGTGCACGTTGCCGAGCTCGGGCGAGCGGTCCACGGTCCACGTCACCGTGGTGCCGGTGATCGCGCCGCGCGCGTTCTTCGCCATCTTGACGCTGACGATCTTCGCGGGCGCGACCTTGCGGAGCAGCTTGAACGTGCCGTCGGCCATGCGGTAGGTGTCCTCGGTGAATAGGACGCCCTCGACGATCGTGTCGATGTCGACGTCCATGACGCCCGTGGTCACGACGGCGCCGCGGACCTTCGCCCGGAACGTGTCGTCGTACTGAGCGAAGGTCTGCGTCACCTCCAGCGCGCCAGTGCCCGGGTTGATCTTGTAGCCCATCTCGTACAGGTCGATGGGCGCCGACGGGCTCTCCGCCCACTCGGGCGCGCCGTCGGACGTCCGCAAACCCAGCCGGGCGTAGGCGGCGGGCAGCGTGAACGCGGCGTTGGCCATGTTCGCGACCGTGGGCAGCGCGGTGCCCTTCGGCGCCCACGCGGTCATGCCGGTGATGGGCGTGCCGACGGCGTTGATGTTCAGGCCACTGGTATCGGGCATGATCGGTCCTCTCAGATGGTGACGGTGTGACCTACCGCCACCAGGTCGGCGGTCAGGTAGAACTCGGCGCGACCAGTGGCGTCGAGGGAGTAGGGGCCGCGCACGGCCGCGTCGGCGATCGGGAGCATGAGGGTGTCAGGAAGGGCGCGCATGATCGTGGCCACCCGCTCGGCGAGTTGGCGGGTCTGCGAGTGCTCGGCGCCGATGCACGTCAGCCCGATCGAGCGGGAGGCGGTGATCAGCGACCGGTCGATACCGGAGTCGTCACGGACCACCACGGCGAAGCCGGGCACCCAGCCGGGCGCCGGGAAGAGTCGATCGATCAGCGGCGACCACTGGGCCAGCCGGGGACGCAGCCAGCCGCACAGCATCAGCTCCAGATCGTCGAACTCGACGGCAGGCACGGTCACTGTCCGGCCGCCTTGGCCAGCACACCGTGACGGGCTTCAACCTGCATCCCGTAGCCAACCCGGGTGGTGACGATCGCCCGACCCCACCCGTCGAAGTCGGGCCGACGGTCGACCACAACCTCGATCGAATCCCGGTAGGTGCCAGACTGCGCGAACGTGTCAGCGATCGACCGGGCCCGCTCAGCCATCGCCTCGGCGGCCGGAATCACATCGGCATCCAGAACCGCGTTGGAAATGCTGACGAACTCGCCCAGATTCCACCGCTCACCAGCCATCAGCCCTCCACCCGTCGCAGCGGCCACGTCGACCCGGCAGCCCAGCCGGTCATCGGATGCCGGTAGTCGGAGCGGTTGCCGACGACCTCCCACGTCACGCCCGCGATCCGCACCCGGTCGGAGGCTGCGATGTCGGGGGGGTTGTCGCCCCACCACATCAGGGTCGGGGAGGTCGTGATCTGGTCGCGGTTGACGGTGGAGGTCTCCACCGACGTGCCCGGGTCCACGGCCATGCCGGGGATCGCGGCCGGGACGGCGGCGGTCCAGTCCCGGCGGGTCGGGGTCGCCGAGTAGGGATCGGAGACCAGCGGGGCGCGGAGGCGGACGGCGATCTGGCCGTGGTCGAACATCAGCTACAGCCAGACGGGCGGGGGCGGGGGTGCTGCCGGCGGGTACCCGGAGCGGGCCCGCGCAACGCCGGGGATCGCGACCGAGGTCGCCACCAGCCCGTAGAGGTCGGCGTCGGTGAACTCGATCGAGCCGGACGCGCCCGAATCGTCGAACGAGCCGGACGCGGAGAACACCCCAGCCGACTCAGACCGCTGCTTCATGCCCGAGGGGTTCAGCAGGACACGCTTGACTGCGTTCACCACCGCGGCCTTGGCCAGCAGGCCCCGGTCGGCGTCCGCTGCCACCATGGCGTCGAGGCCGGGCACGCGCGACCGGAGCTTCACCGACGCTTCGGTGAGCAGGCTCCCCGCCACGCCCAACTCAGCCTCGGTCAGCGGGCGGAAGGCCGCCGCCAGGTCCCCGAGGTGGGCGTAGGTGGCTGCGGACATCAGCGCCGGCGCGACTTCGCGGGAGTGGCGGGCGCGGCACCCTCGGGCACCTCGTCGCCAGCCGGTTCAGTGGGCGCCTCGGGCTCGGTCAGGTGGTCGCCCACGACGGCACCCTCGGGCACCTCGTCGCCAGCGGCCAGCATCACCGGGCCGGCGTCGGTGGTGATGATGGTGACGCCGATCAGGTCGGCACGGATCTTGGCCATGCTAGCTCCCTTCAAGAGCACCCCCGTGGGGCCGAGCGAGGGACACTCGACCCCACGGGGCGGTGGGTCAGGACAGGACCGTCGCCTTGAGGCTCAGGTTGGCGTTGGCGAGCACCGGCATGCCGATCGCGTCGGAGACAACCTCGGCGATGATCGGGGGCTTCTCCGAGCGGTACACGCCCGCGACGATGCCCGGCTGATCGGCATCCTCGATGCCCCAGCCCGGCTCCTGCGACGTGAGCGTCTGCCCCCAGAAGGTCGCGCCCAGCTGGGTCGCCTCCCAGTCGTCGGGCTCGACCGGCTCGGGCAGCATCAGCAGCTCGTTGTCCGGCAGGATGAGACCCGACGCGGTGCGCCGGTTGTAGACCTCGATCGGGGGCAGCCCAGCGCCCTCCACGATCGCGTTCACGTCCGCCACGGTCGCCGGACGGGACCCGCCGCCCACCAGGGACAGCTTGAACTCGTCGCCGGCTGCCATGACCCGCAGCACGCGCCGCGACAGCACGATCGCGCCGGCGGGCTCGCCGTTGGTGGCCTCGTACAGGTCCGCCCACGTCTGGAGGTCGGCCAGCCGGGACACCGAGGTCGCCGAGGACCACAGGGTGCCGGCGGTCACGGTGTGGCCGGCGACACGACCGAAGTCGTCGTCGGCAGCCAGTTCCGGGATGGTCGCCTTGCCCGTCCGCAGAACGATGGCGCGCAGCCGCTCCATCCGGTCGGCGACGGCCTGCGTCACCTGCTTGGCGGTGCTCAGGATCTCGGTCAGGATCGCGTCGTCCGCGGCGCCACGGGTGCGCAGCTGGTCGTACTCGCTGACCGGGATGTCCTGACCGATGGCCGGGAGCTCCAGCGTGACCCGCTTGCCCGACGGCTTCTTGCCGGTGGCAGGGGCCGCGTCGTAGGCGCGGAACTTCGCCTCCGCGACGAGCCCCGCCTGACCGGCGGTGAACCGGACGACGATGTTGGGCACGTTGCGGTTGGGCAGGAAGCGCGCCAGGTTGCCCTTGCGCTTCTCGATGTCCGCCAGCGCCTCCCGGACGTATCCGGTGAGGGTGGAGGGGTCGATGATGTCGGTCCAGAGAGCCATGATTCAGACCCCTTTCTCAGATGTAGACGATGGCGACGGCGGCGCGCTTGGCGGCCGCGGCGGGGACAGTGAACGCGATCGGCAGGTTCGCTGCGATGACCCGTCCCTGGTCGTAGAGCGACACGCCGAAGTCGGCGGTGCCCACGACGGGCGCGTCGAACAGGACGTGCCCGGCGAGCACGCCCGCGTTGGTGGTGGTGCCCTCGGTCGCGTCGTACGGCACGAGGACGCCGCCGACCTTGGCGACGGGCAGCCCGGACGGGATGTACCCGTTGGGGTAGTGGGTGCCGGCGGTGAACGTCGAGATGTCGAGGATCTCGGTGCGGCCGTCCGCGATGTGCGGGGCGCCGGGGCCGATCCACGTCAGGTCGCCGCCACCGAAGGTCTCGGTCTTCATGCGAGGCATGAGCTTTCCTTTCGGATGGGTGGTTGGGTGGTGGTCACTTCTTGGGTCGTCGGTCCGCGAACAGTGCGCGTCCCGCGTCAACGCCGGTCGACTTCTGCGACGAGCGCCGACCCTGACCCATGTCGGGCCACTTCCTGCCATCGGCGGGCGCGATGCCGTCGACGTACTGCTTCACCTTGTCGGCGTCGGGTTCACCATCTGCGGTGAGGAACTTGGAGTAGTCGACCCCATCGAGGATCGCGGTCAACTGCTCGGCGGGGATGCGGCCCGCGTTGGCCGATTTGAACTCGGCCGTCACCAACCTCGGAGCGATCCGGGCGCGCTCGGCTGCGGTCGCAGCCTCGGCCGACTCCCGTTTCGCGTCCTCCATCGCCTTCTCGTCGGCGGTCTGGTGCTTGGTCTTGAGGGTGTCGCGTTCGGTCTTGATCGACTCGTAGTCGGCCATCGACTTGACCCGGTCCTCATGCTTGCGGGCCTGGTGTCGCCAGTACGCCGCCTGCTGGTCGACAGGCATGTCCTTGACGGGCGTCTTGTCGGGGTAGCCGTGCTCGTTGAGCGCCGGGGGGTCACCTGCGCCGCCGTCGGCTCCGTCGGCGCCATCCTCGGCATCCACCATCTGGAAGCCGCCGAAGATGCCGCGGTGGAGGGCCAGCAGGGCATCGATTCCGCCGGGGCGGGTGATGTCGATGTCGGCCGTGGCGGGGCGGTAGAACGGACTGGTCACTGCGTCTGCCTTTCCTGTGTCAGGAACTCAGGCGGCTATGTCGGCCGCTGAGGTGAACTGCTGGTGCTTCCACGTCAGAAGCGGGCCGATCTCGCCGTGCTCGCGCTCGACGATGAACTTGCGGTAGTCGACCTTCCGGCCGCTGCGGTCCTGCTCGCCGAGCAGGCCCTCGACCTGGGAGTGGACGCGATCGAGCGCGTCGGAGTCGAGGACGAGCGACTGATCGGCGTCGACGGGCGCGGTGGTGCAGTCACACCCGGGATGGATGGGCAGCAGCTTCGACTTCCGGTATCGCTGGGTGGAGGCGATGATGCACATCGCGCAGTCTCCGGCCCCGTTCAGCACCCGCCGGTAGAACGTCGTCCGCGGCGCCGCCCCGAGCGTCCGCTGCGACTGCCGGACTGCGGCCATCTGCATGTCGGTGACGACCAGGCTCGCGAGCCGGGCCGACGCGGCAGCCTGAGCCACATCGAGCGGCTTGCCCTCGGCCAGCCCGGCGTAGAGGGTCGAGGCCGGCCTGCGGTACAGGTCGGCTACCGCCACGCCGCGGAGTGTGGTCGTGTCGATCGGCCCGGCGGCGTCCGTGCCAGCGAGTTGCGCGAGGTACGCATCGGTCAGGCCGGCGACCTTCGCACGGCCCGCGAGGACGCGAGGCACCATGAGCGCTACGAAGCGGTCCACGTCGTCGTCGCGCCACGACCCGAGCCCGGCCCACAGCGTCGCCGCATAGTCGGTGAGACGCTCGCGAACCTGCGCCAACTGCGACTGGTGGGCCGCGATCAGCGCGTCAGACGCCAGCGCCACCGGTCGGCCTCGTCCCGGTCAGGGCGGCGGCGGCAAGCTGGTCGGCGGCCTTCGACTGCTCCTCGATGGCGATCTCCTCAGGGGTCAGCTGCCAGACGTTCTCCAGGATGAACCGGTCGGAGTGCCCGGCCGCCTTCGCGCCCTGAGCCGCGGTCGCCTTTGTCGTGAGCGAGTGGCGCTCGAACGGCATCCAGTCGACGGCGACCTTGCCGAGCTGGGCTCGTTCGGGCTCGCCCATGAACCGCAGCGCGATCGACTCGACCTGAGCCAGCGCACGGCCGGCCCGCATCGCGCGATCCTCGGTGGCGAACACGAGCCCGTCGTTGGCATGCTCGGCGCCCGAGGCCGACTGGTTGTCGGGGGCGAAGATCCAGAACGGGCGCCGGGACGCCGCAGCGAGGTGCTTGAGGTCGTCCTGCACGGCAGACAGGACGCCTTGGATGTCAGCCTGCCCCGACTCCCAGATCTCGGCGGCGCCGGGGATCAGCCACAGCGCGTCCGGGGACGAGATGAAAATCGAGTCGTAGTCGATCTTCTGACCCCGCAGGGACTCATCGGGCCAGTCCGCCGGATACACCTGCGGGAAGTCGCCCTTGAGGGCGCGCTGCCGGAAGGCCTGCATGGTGACGATCACCATGCGCTGGAGGATCATGTGGTTGATCCGGTCCAGCACGTCGATGTGCGGCTCGAACTCGGCGACCCCGTTGCGGTTACGGAAGCGGACGAAGCTGACGGCGTCCTCCAGCCCGGCAGGGAGTCGGATGCCGTCCTCGCCGCCCCGCTCCTCGTCCCACGACCACGAGGTCGACCCGAACGCGACGGGGCCCTTGAGTCGGGACTTCCGGGGACGGGACGCGGTGTAGACCACGCCGGGGCGGCCCAGCACGGCGTAGTCCTTCTCCTCGTCGGGGTCGTGGTAGAACTTCGCGCCTGCCCTGACCGCTGACTGCCGCACCGGGTTGTGGATCGTCACCACCTGGCGGGGGTCCTCGGCGGTGATCCACACGTCCCCCGGGCCCGGCGTGGCGGACGCGGGCAGTTCGGGGTTGACGCCGACCATCATGTAGCCGTCGCCGAGCCCGAGCATGTTGTCGAGCACGTCGGGGAGCGCGGTCTGGAGGTCGTTGGCGGTGAACACGTCCCACGCGAGGCTGTCGCCGGCCTGCGTGGCACCGGCAGCGGTACGGATCGCCCGGACGGAGAGCCGCTCGGTGATCGACGACACCAGAGACTCGGCCATGTTCAGCCGGCCCGTCTTCTGGAAGGCGCGGAAGGCCTCCTTCTCGACCTCCGATCGGCGCGGCAGGGGCGGGTTGCCGCCACGGTAGGCGGCGAGCCGCTCCAGCCGCGGCAGTCGGTACTGGAGCTTGCGATGGCAGCGCATCAACCACCAGCCCGGGGAGTCGAGCGTCTTCACGTCGATCACCGACTCACCCGCCTTTCGGTTGCCTTGCTCACCGCACCCGGATCGGGACCCCGGCGGGAGGTTGCTGGTTGGCGCCGGCCGACACCGCATCGAGGCGGGCCTGCCAGGCAAGGACGGCCGCGACCGCGCCGTCGATCTTGTCCGGGGAGTCCGGGTAGGCCTTGTACAGCGCGTACCCGGCCGAGTTGGTGCGCTTCCGGGCGTTCAGGACGTGCTTGGTGAGGCGCCAGTCCCCGGAGTGGGACAGTTCGCCGTCGAGCAGTGCGTCGAGGAACGAGTCCAGCGTCTTGGTGACCTTCGCCCGGTTGCCACCACCGGACATCCACCACTCGATCGGGTTCGATCGGGAGGCCTTGACCTTGAGCTTGGCGCCGTAACGAGCCTCCCAGCCTGCGACGTAGCCCTCCCACTTGGAGGGGTCCGCGTAGAAGCCGACGACGCGATAGTCCCGGAACGTCTCAGTGACCACCTGGTCGACCTCGTCGGTCGGCACCCGCCACTCGTCACCCTCGGGGCCCTCAGGCTCCTCCCAGATGCCCAGCGGCCACAGGTGCCCGTCGGAGACCCGGCAGGCGATCAGCGCCGTGGCGTCGGTCCTGCCGTGCTTCCGCTTCCGGGAGCCGTCGAACCCGATCGTGATCACGTCACCCTTGGCGGGCGGGGTCATCTGCGGCAAGGCCAGCGGCGCCGAGCGTGCGTTCCACTCGGGCCGGGAGACCCACGAGTCGGAGGCGTGCGTGATCTGGTTCAGGAAGTCCGAGCGCAGCTTCTGCACGTCGTTGGCCGGGTCCCAGAACATGTCCGCGTTGCCCTCGATCGGCGCCCATCCCGGCGGGCAGGGCGGATCGTGGAGCACGCACCCGTCGGGGTGGTCGGAGGAATCCCCGTAGGCGAACCGGAGTCCGGCGACCAGCGACTTGCGGTCGGTCAGGTCGGTGTCCGCCGGCGCCTCGCGGTGGTCGTACAGGAGGCCCTTCATGCGGGCCCGACCCTCGGCGATCTTCGCGGCGTAGGCCGCGGACTCCTCGGCGACCGACCCCTCGCCGGGGATGAACGCGTTCGGCGACTCCAGCGTCCGCCCGCCGACCTTCGCGGCGTTCGTGCGCATGTTCTGCGCCAGCGTCAGGCCGCCGTTGCTGCGCACCCACTCCTCGGTCTGGTCGAGGATGCCCAGGATCGTCCGGGCGCCCTTCACCGACCGCGCCGAGGACGTGATGCGCTGGATCTGGCCGACCGGCAGGTTGATGAACGTGTCCAGCAGTTCGACGCCGGCGAAGTCGTCCACGAACGGGCCGGCGGCCATGGCGAGAATGGCGTCCCACGTGTTCTTCGTCTGCTGCTCCGACACTGCCGCGACGTGGATCAGCGGTGTGCGGACCTCTGACCACGGCTTGCCGACCGGCTGGCCGTCGGCGTCCCAGCCGTCGAACACGACCGGGCCGCAGCCCTCGCCGAGCCCGATAGCGCCGAGGATCGGGGACTTGCCCCAGCCACGCGGGCGGCCCAACAGCCCCCGGTGGTTGGCGAACCGGCCCGTGCGGGGGTCGAGGGCGTACCACGCGAGTACGAAGTCCTCCTGCTCCTTGGTGAGCACCAAGGGGCCGCCGTCAGGGTCGTCGGGGGCGTTGAGGTAGGTCGCGTACCAGTCGATCATGGCGAAGCCCAGGGTTGGGACCTCGCCGGGGACCGTGGGCTTCCACGGCATCGGCGGCTACTCCCCGGACGCTACCGGGGGCACCAGCTGGAGCGGGCCACGGCGATCCCGCGCAGACTGGCCCTGGGTGCGCGACTGGCCACCGTCAGCGTCGTCGGCCTCGGCGAACTGGATCCGCAGACGGGCCCGGTCGGCCGGGGTCTGCCCGAACAGCGCGACCCGGAGCCGCAACTCCGACAGCTTGCCGAAGTCGCCGAACCCCCACACGGCCCGGTGCAGCAGCGCCGTGTCCAGCAGGAAATCCCAGTCGGAGGCCATGAAGTGCTCGGCCATCGGAGACTCGGCCCACATCTGCCACCAGGCGCGGGTGCGCTCGGGCCAGTCGATCTCCTCGGGGAGCTCGGGCTGAACCCCACGGGTGAAGCTGATGACCGTGCCCTGAACCTGATCGGCGTTGCGGCGGGCACGGCGCCTCGGGTCCTTCGGCGTGGGGCCTCGTCCGGCCATCAGTCACCTCCCATGTCGGGAATCGGTCGGTCGGACCCCCTCATCTTGCGGAGCGCCTGCGCGAGCAGCCGCCCATCGATGTACTTGTCACCGAGTCGGGTCACCCCGAACTCAGCCAGGAACGCGTCCTTCTCGGCCCGGTCGGCGAAGCAGACCGCGAACCAGAACTCCGAGTCGGTCGCGTGGCGGAAGCGGTCAGCCTCGGCGCGGTTGCGATCGCGATAGGCCTGCTCCATCGCCGACAACTCGGCGGCGGCATCGGCGGCCAGGTCGCCGGAGTACTCGACGCCGGCCAGCGGGTCGGCTGCGGGCTTGCGGGACAGCCCGGGGGCTGCGCCGATCCCGCCCGCAGCACCGAGATTGCCGGTGATCTTGGGGAGTCCCATGATTCAGGACCCCGAGCTTCGGCCGGCAGCCATGCTGTTCGCCAGCCGTGCGGAGATGCTTCCGGTCCGCACGGCCTTGTTGATCTCCGCACGAGACATCCCGGCAGTGCGCACCCGTGCATCCCGCACGCCCTTGCGCGCTTGGAACTCGGCATACCTCACGAGAGCGCCCCCATCCCTGCTCGGATCATGTCCAACTCGGCCAGCGGGAACCAGTCGAGCACTCGCCGGTAGTCCTGCGGCGCGTGCTGCGACAGCGGCTCCAGGAACCGCCGGTCGATCCCGTCGAAGGACCGGCCGAACCACTCGTAGTCCACCGGCAGCGGGATACCGGCCCGCTCGATCCGGCCCATGACCTCAGCCTTGAGCCAGTCCGCGACCGGTGAGACCTTGTGCTTGCCCGGCTTCATCACGCCATGGCTGACCAGGGACGCGCGGCGCACGATCGAGTCGGCGGCGCGCACGCCATCGGCAACCCACGTGTCGACTGGCAGGCCCATGTCCTGCCTGATCAGGGACCACATCGCGTCATACTTGGTGGTCGGCATCGCGGCAGCCTCGATGATCGCGCACCGCTCGGGCGGCTGGAAGACGAGGTTGTTCAGCATCCGCCACAGCGACGGGTGCGGATACCGGGCGATCGGCTTCTCCAGCAGGTCCTCCTGCTGGGCGAGGGTATGATCGACGAAGCGGAGGCCGGGCACCAGGTACAGGTAGGCGAGCCGGGTTTCCACCCCGGCATCGCGCAGCGCCAGCTCGCAGGCAAGCGCATCCTTGCCGGTCGAGAAGGCCACGAGCACGGGCCGGCCCTCGGCTGCGAGGGTCGCACACACCTCGGCAGAGGTGGGCTGACCCTTGATGATGGTCGGCATCAGCACCCCCCGAAGGCGACATTGACGAAGCACGAAGCGAGGTAGGCCGCCTCGGCGACCTGATCGCAGTAGACCCCGCGCCGCTCGCCCTTGATCCACTGGCGGCCGCCGCGGCGGAAGATCCGCCGGACGGTGTAGGTGTCATCGCCGGCGAGGTCGACGGTCACGCTGTAGCCACGGCCCACCGGGAGCGTGACGCCGGACTCGCGGACGACCACCCGGCCACCGGAGATGCTGAGGATGTTGCGCCCGCCGATCTGCTGGATCAGCTCGCGGGCATCGCAGGGGGCGAAGGTGGTAGCGGTGTCTGTCATGCGCCATAGTCTAGACGATAGACTCTAGCTATGTCTAGACGGTGAACGGTACTCTTGGCGCCATGAGCGCACTCGACCGACTGACCGCAGCCGCCCTACGCCGCACCGAAGAGCAGCGCCGATGGGAGGCTGACCGGGACCGCGAGCTGCTCGCGGCCCGTGCTGAGGGTGCCACCTGGGAGCAGGTTGCCGACGCCGCCGGCATGAGCAGGGCCGGCGTGATCAATGCCGCGAAGGTAGCCGCGGCGAAGGCCAGCCAGCCGGCATGAGCTGAGCGAGTCCCAGACCTGTACCCAGCGGCAGCGCCAGCGCCTTCCCGGGAGGGAGCGACCCCGGGGAGGGGGTCCTCCACCCCCGCCACAGCAGCCCCGGGTGAGTCGCGCGCCGCTCCCGGGTCCGGGTCCGGGCGCTGTTCCCCTCGGCGCTGGACTTGCGGCCGTGATGCCACCGGCAGATGGCCCGGAGGTTCGCCCGGCTATGGTCATCACCAGGCACGATGTGGTCAACCTCGGGGGCCTTGTTGCGGCAGCGGCTGCCATCCCGCATCCTGACCTCGCAGCGGTGGCCAGCCTCGCGGAGCACGGCAGCCCTGATCTGTGGCCAGTCGGCAGGGAGTCGCGATCCCCTGTCCGACCCGACCCAGCCACCAGGCATCCGGGCTTTCCTCTCGCTCGAGCTTCGGGCTGAACCGCTCCCCGCCCCCACGTGGACACAGGACGCGGGGCCGGCGCATCGGGGGCAGCCGGACGCGGGGAGCGGGACTTGGGTTGGTGCTGGCGCGCAGCGGTTCAGGCAAGCGCCCTACTGGCTTGGCCGAGGAGTCGACGGCTGTGACGCGCCAGCACCGGCGGCGGTGGTAGCCGAGCGGAAGGCCAGGGACTCGAACCCCGAAGCGCCGTGAGCGCCAGCCGCTTTCGAGGCGGTGCCCTCGTCCAGCCGGACGCCTTCCAAATGCGAAAGGCCCCTCACCGACACGGCTGGGGACCCTACGGCAAGCTTGTCAAGTCCGGGCCGCGAAGTCAAACACCCCCGCGAGCAGCCGGCGCGCCCCCGCCTCGTCGATCCCCCGCTCCATCCGCTGCCCGAGATGCCGCCACTGGGTCGTGTCCCACTGGGCGCCGCACTCCCGGCATCGGCACACCGGCGGCCGCCACTCGTCGACGGGAAAGATCGCGACCACCGTCCCGAGGCAGTCAGGCTGTGGGCACGGCCCGACCGCCGCCCTGGTCTCCCGCGGAAGGTCGATCGCGGTCTCGACGGCCCGCCACTGCTGCCGCAGTTCGTCGACCATCTCGCCGACGGCAGGGTGCTTGGCGAGCCAGTCCAGCCATCTGCGGCAGTGGGTTGCCATCGCCGGGATGCTGTCGGCGGGAATGGTCGCCCCGGCTTCGTCGCGGAGCAGCAGGCACCACGACACGAGCAGCACCCGCAGGCTGCCCATCTCCCGCGATGCCCGCTCCGACAGCGGCAGCCGGGTTTCGGCGCTGCGCCCCCCGACCGTCCCGGGTCCGATCCGCGACCGGCCGGTGAGGGTGATTCCCAGCTCGACCAGCCACGGCCCGCCGAGGTCGCGGAGTCGGGCGTCGGTCGCGTCCCGGCAGCCCCGGCAGATGCCCCAGCCTGCGACGGCCGGCTCGTCGTGGCCGGCCTCGCACGGCCTCGCGGCCCTGAGCGGGGACGGGTGCCTCGTGGTGCGGCGGCGACTCATCGGCTACTCCTCGCATCGTCGGGTGTCGGATTCTTCGTGCCGCTACCCTGCGGGCCGTCCTGAGTTGACGTGGGGCCAGCGGCGGGCGTTTCTGGGCGGTCTCGCCGCTCCCGGTTGCGGACGGCGAGCTTCTGCCAGTCGCGGACCTCCCGAGCCTTCTTCGCCTCACGGACGCGGCGGGCCGATCCGGGGTTCATCGGTCGTCCTCTCGGCTGTGGCAGGGGCAGCCGCACCGGTAGCGGCGTCCGTGGTCGCTGAACTCGGCGCGGCAGGCGGCATGGTGACCGTCAAGGCACCAGCCGAACCGGGCGCTCATCGGCCGACTTCCTCGCGCCGTGCCCGGATCTGCTCGGGTGTCGCCGGGGTGACCTGCTCGGCGTGGCAGGCCAGGCACGGCAGCCACTGGCCGTGACGGGGGCACTTGGGGTCGGGCTCGGCGGTCGGCGCCTTCCCGGCCATCCGGTCCAGCGCCCGCCAGTGCTCGCCGTCGAGTTCGATCACCCGAGGCGTCTGCTGGTCGGCGCGGTGCGCGGCGCAGTGGATCGCAGCGGCGGCGACCTGGGCCATCGGCCGATCCGACAGCCGGCGGAGGACGACGACGACGCCCTGCTCGTCCCAGTCGGCGCGGATCGCGTGGACGACAGCGGCGAGGGCTCGTTCGGCCCGGGTGCGGTCGCCGGTCATCGCGAAGCTCCCGGCATGGCATCGGTCGCCGAACTCGCGTGGTAGCTAAGCAACGATGCCATGCAGAAGTCGCTAGTAAAACCTCTGTGGTCTGTTGTCTGTTGTCTGTTGTCTGTTGTCTCTTGTCTAGCGCTGCCATTAGCAGCGCTAGTAGCGTCACAGGAGCGCACGCTAGACCGTGCGCTATAGCGTCCGCTCATGCGCTCATTTCCCCTCGGCAGATTGGGCAGGATTCGACCCGCTCGGCGTGCTTCTTGTGATTGGTGAGGATCGCACCGAGCCGCTTCCGTTCCTTCTCGGCGGCCTGCTCGTCGCTGCTGAGGTTCCATTTCAGCCAGGACCGGATTAGCCAGCAATCCCCGGCGTCGACCCATAACCCGGAGGCCACCAGCGCCGCGGCGTGATTCTTGGCGCTGCCGGGAATCCCGATTGCCACCACGGGAAGGTCGTACTTCGGCACGGCGCCGTCGGGGCGGCACCGCTTCGCGTAGGTGAGTCCCCGGATGTACAGCAGTTCCGCCCACGGCCCGGCCGCTCGAATCGCGTCGTCGTGCGGCAGGTTGACATCCAGCGGTACGAAGATCGCCGGTATCCTCCGAGCCATTTCAGGCCACCTCTTCCCATCGTCTCGCCTTCGCGAGCTTCACAATCTGCCCCGGCGTGAGCCCCCCGTAGACCACCGTCCCCGACTTGTCCGCGACCCGGAGCTGCTCGATCCCGTACTCCCGGCAAGCCTCGATCACCGGGCACGACTGGCACCACGCGATCTGGTCCTCGACCTCCCACGAGTCCCAGTCGGCGCCCCCGATCGGTGCGCAGCGGGAGTCCATGGTCCACTCGGGCGGGGTGATCACCGGGCCGTCCTCGGGCTCCATCAGCCGGGCCGGGTTGGCCATGCGTCGGCGGATCACGGGTGGTCCTCTCGTCTGTCGATGGTCTCGGCGACCGTCGCGAGCCTCACCAGGGCGACGGTGATGTGTTCGGCGAGTTCGGCGACCTGGGCGGAACTGGGCCAGTCGTGGTAGCGCTCGGCGGCGTCCCGGAGTGCTTGGGCGTGACCTGAGATCCTCACCGCGTGCCCCCGGAGGTTGTCCGCCCGGGTGGTCATGCCGCGACTCCCAGCGCTTCGGCGAGGTCGTCAGCGCCGCACCGTGCGAGCAGCCGACGGACGGCCGCAGCATCGTCGGGGCTGATCGGTTTCGGCTTGAGTTCGACCTGGTGATCGACGGCTTTCAGCGGCGGCGCGGACGGTTTGCGGGCTGGCTTGTCCCAGCCCGGCGGCAGGACGCTGGCAGGCTTGGGAGGCTCCGTCTTGGCTGGTTTCCGCCTGCGTCCGAGGTCGCGGGTGCGCCCGGTCTTCAGCAGTTGGTTGTAGTGGGCCTTGCAGCAGACTTTGGCGGTCGCCGGACGCGGGCAGCCGACGTGGGCGCACGGTGGCGCGTCGGGTCGGGGTGGTGCGGGCGGGCGCACTGTCCGGATGCCGGTGAAGGGCACCATGTCGGCCCGGCCGATGCCCCGGTCGGCTTGCTTGCCGTGCGCCGCGCACAAGCCCTTGACGCGGTGCTTCCGTCCGCACCCGGGGATCTCGCACACAGCCCCGAGCCGCCGCGCCTTGATCGGTGCCAGGGGTCGTCCGTCGCGGTGCTGCTCCCAGTGCGCCGAGCACCAGCCGAGCGCGTAGTGCTTCCGGTCGCAGTCGGGGAAGTCGAAGCCGTCGCGGTGGGTCTGTGCCTTGATCGGGCCGAGGGGGGCGCCGCGCCGATCCCGCTGGTAGTGGGCGTTGCAGAGCCCGCCTGAGTGGTGGGGCCGGCCGCAGCCGGGCACGGTACAGGTCATCCCAGCACCTCCCCCGCCACCGTCTGCGCGGTCCTGA